CCGCTCTGGCTCAGCAGCCTCTGCCGAAGCAACGGCTGTTGAGGCTGTCCCGCCTGAAATTGACCAAGCCCTTGAACCCAAAAAAAAACAGGGCTCTTCATCTGAAAAACGCAGTCCCTACAGCGTCAAGGCGATCAGCGCTGATCTGGTGCCTGAAGACCTGCTCGACTGCCAGCAGCTGTTGCCCGAGTTCTGGGCGGTCAAGAAGGGCACCCGCTCTGAGGGCGTCTGGAATCGGGTGTGCAACAAGCTGCGCCAGTGGACACCTGAGCAGCGGCGTGAGGCCCTAGAGCGGGCCATCGCCAGCGGTTGGGGCGATGTCTTTGAGCCGCCCACCGTCAAGGCCTCTGTGGCCAGCACCGGCTACGTGGACTCAATCACCCGCGACCGCCAGGTGATGGATTCCTTTCTCGCCATGTTCCCCACCGAGCCTGAGGCCGCATGATCACGCAGGAAGACTTCGGCAAGGTGCTGCAGGCCTTGAGCCGCACGCTGCCGCGCTTCAAGCCTTGGGATGAAACCGCCATGGCCTTGGCCTGGATGACCTTCCCCGAGAAGGCCAAGCAGGAGCTGACCCGTGAGGTGTGGCTCTATTCCGCCGGGCAGCGCCGCCTCGATCCAAACCCACCGGAGGACGTGCCACTGGACCTGCAGCTGCTCAACTACGTGTTCCGCAATGAGAACGGCCGCGCCAACGTTGAGTGGGGTCTGAAGGCTGATCTGCCTGTGCGGATGCAGCGCCCGCATGTGTTCAACCCGCAGCCAGTGCCAGGTCAGGTGGTGCTGCCACCCGAACCAGCCGTGACCAACCCGCTACTGCAGGAGGTGGCATGGTGAGCCTCGGCCCTTTGTTTGACTTCTCCGCTAGCGCTAGCGAGGCTGCCAAGGATCACGCCATCGCCACGGTCGGCAGCAATGCCGGCCCGGAGTTCATGGAACAGGCCAAGGCCGTCATCCAGCAGCGCCTCTCCGGCACCGAATGCCTCGCTGAGGAGTTCCGCCGCGTCTGCGAAGAGGCCGGCATCCGCCCCCATCACCACAACGCCTGGGGCAGCTTGACCAATCAGCTGGTCAAGGCCGGGATCCTGATCGACACCGGCCGCCTCGGCAAGAGCACCAGCCTCCGCAGCCATGCCCGCCGGCAACCGATCTGGAGGGTGCGCTGATGCGCCCAGCCTTTGATCTCAGGAGCGTGCAGGCCCTGCTGCAGCGCGGCATCAATGCCGGCCATTGGACCTTGGAAATGCTGGACGTGCCCAGTCCGGACTACGAACGGCAGCTGCTCGAAGCCCGCCGCTCCAGCTTCTTCTCCCCCACCTACGAGCCACCTACGCCCTATGCCAACCCGCTCCGCGCCGCCAACACCGGCGAAGCCGTCCAACCGATCAGCCCCCGCGACTTCGACGTGGCTGCAGCCACTAGGGCTAACAAGGGACCCAGCAACGTGGACCTACCGCCTCTCCAATGGCCACCAGTTCCCCGTGTCAGTCACCAGCCTGATCTCAGCAGTGACCAAGACACCCGAGCAACTGGCGGCGATCATGGCCACCAAGGCGACCTGGGAGCCACGAGGCAACACGATCCACAAGGCCCTGGAGGTGATGGCGCACCAGCGCTTCAACCCCAACCCACCGCCGAACCTGTTTCCAGCGCCCCATGGTGACTACGGCGCCTGGATTGAACCGCTCCTGGCCCACGAACTCTGGGATCGCATCAGCGTGATCGGCGCTGAAGTCATGGCCTACAGCCTGCGCCGCAACGTCGCTGGCACCGCCGACCTCGTGATCCGCTTCGCGGATGGCACCTACGGCATCGCTGATCTCAAAACCCAAAGCTCTGAGCGCTCCACCCCCTACGACACCCGAGCGCAACTCGGAGCCGGCGTCGAAATGATCGGCGACCACTACAAGCTCCTCATCTCCCGCTGCCTCACGCTCTGGTCACGACCCGGCAGCCTCGTGATCCAAACCCACACCGCTGATGAGTGCCTGCAGGCCTGGCTGGATGTCTGCGAGCAGTACACCGCGCGCTTCCGCCCCTTCTAGGCCGCTAATCAGCCGCCGCTAGTCCACCAGCGCCCCATCCCGTGGCACTCTTATCCAGCCGGGATGGCCCGAATACAACACCCGCAAGGGGAATCAGGGCAGGAGCATGCGGCTCCATCGGAATCCCGGCACCCAATCGCTAGCCATCCCTTGACGCCTAGCGTTGGCTAGCCTATTGTCTGCATCAAGGGGGCGACCCCACCGCACATCCACCCATGAACCCTCTCTGCACGGTTCTCCCAGACCTCCCCTCCTCCACCACGGATTGGGCTGAGCGCTATCTCTTCAACAGCGCCATCCTGTCCGACTACTGCCATGAGGAAGAACTCGACGACATGCACGCCACCTTTAAGGCGGCCGGCATCCCCTACACCGTTCAGTTCCGTCCCGGCACTCCCGAACCTGAGCCCTACGACTGGGCCGATGAATGCCTCAGCGCAGCGGATCGCAACTCCTTCGCTTGTTTCTAATGACTAGCGCTAACGAGCGGCAGCTCGCTTTCCTGCTGGATCAAGCCCTCACCAACGACATCCACGAAGACGCCGCCGCCGACTTCCTCCACGACCACGGCATCCCCTGCTTCTCCCACAACCGTCAAACCCTCATCACCCTCGCCTACCGCAACGGCTGGAGACCCAACCCATGACCTCCCCATCCCTACCTCCCTTCATCACCCGCACCACACGCCGCACCTACTCCCGCACCGCACCCCTGCAAGCCGTGCCCTCACGTCCGCACCGCAAACCCTCCAAACCCCAATCCTTCCTTGAGCGTCATGGCGATCTCGTCACCTTCCTCTGGACTTGCATCCTCATCGCAGCCCTCGTCTACACCGCCTTCTCTTGAACCGCTGCTAGAAGAACTCACCAACCTCGCCATCAGTGAGAAAGCAATCCAAGCCCGACGCCAAGAACTCCTTGACCTATTGGATCAACTGGTGGAAGCGGGTGAAGCAGAGGAGCAACTCGCGTGGAACGACTGCAAAATCACTCGCCGTAGCCGCAAGTCCTACACCTATCCCGCTCACATCCTTGAGCAACGCGAGCAGCTCAAGGCATCTGAACGACTATCACTCGCCTTGGGCGAGGCCACGGTAATCATCAAACACTTCTGGGAAGTCCGCACCGCATGAGTCACTCCATTAACCCACCGCTGGAGCTGGTTATGCAGTGGTCAAACGCTAGCCCTATTCAGAGTAACGACGAAAACTGGGCTTATGAGCTTTTCATTGCAGATCAAGCCTCTAAATGGGCTGCAGACCAAGAGCTGGAGGCGTGCTGTGAACTGCTTAATCGCCTTTGCCTTCCAGGGGTCAACGAACTCCGCGCTGTCCGCCGCCCGAAGCCGCCGAGCTTGAAGGATCAGGCGTTAGATCAACTGCATTTAATCCAAGGCCTCTTGGAGAAGCACAAACTTCGTCTTGCCACGGTCGATCTCAAACGTTGCACCATCGCTTTAGACACCATCAGCCGTGCATTGGAGCAGCTTTCTAACGACGAACATTCTGGAATTTTCGGATAGTTCAGTCGGGCCATCGATCCACTTTTACTTAAGCACCGAAACCATGCCAACCAAGCTCAAAGCCTCCTCCCTTCCCGTCACCCTCACCGCCTACCAGCGCGCCATCGACGCCGCCGCTCGCACCGTCTCCGGTATCCCCCGCTGTCAGCTAGAGGCCATCGTCGCTGCTGCCATCACCGCCATTGGCAAACCAACAGATGACCAAGCGGCCTGAAAACCAACCCTGTCGCCTTGTCTCCCTCTGCGGTCAGTTCCTCACCGTCAATGGCACCTTCTCCGCAGACCCTGCCCGCGCTCTCACCGCCGAGCGCTGGTACATCGAACGCGAACAGCGACGCATCAACACCGCCACCATCATCCTCCGCGCTGGCTGATGATCTCTGATCTCCGACCGTTCGCTACCGACAAGGCCATCGTGGACTGGTTGGAGCTGCGCGAGATCTTCGCCTCCTCTCACTTCACTACTCAGCAAGTGCAGCACCTCTGGCACTGCAGCCAACCCGCCGCCTGTCGCCGCTTGCAAACCCTCGTCAACCTCCAGCTGGTCACAACGATCCAGCGCAGCAACGGCTATCACCCATCCATCTTCTGCGTTGAAGGCTCATGTTGACCTTCTCGGTCGCTGGCATGGCACCACAGCCTCAAGGCAGCAAGCGCCATGTCGGCAATGGCGTGATGCTCGAATCCTGCAAAAACCTCAAGCCCTGGCGCTATCTCGTACAGCAAGCCGCCGTAGCCACCAACCATCCCACCATCACAGGCCCGGTCTCCCTCTCCATCGTCTTCATCTTCCCTCGGCCCAAGTCCCACTACAACACAAAGGGCCTCCTCAAGCCTTCAGCTCCAACCTTTCACAGCGTCAAGCCAGATGGCTCAAAATGCCTCCGCTCTACTGAAGACGCTCTCGTGGATAGTGGCCTGCTTCAAGATGATGCGCGCATTGCGATTTCATCGCACACCAAACGATACGCAACACCCGGCGAACACCCCGGTGCCCTCATCACCATCATTCCCCTCGCGGCAACCTAAACCACTCAGCCTTGGCACCATGGAGCCTTGGTCCGTCGTCGCTGAATACCCCTACACCGGTGAACCCTTCGGTCTCGTCTTCAATGACGACTCCACCTTCACTGAAGCTGAATACATCGCTCGACAGCTCCTCGCTACCTTCCGCCTCACCGGTCTCTATATCCCCTCCGCCTCGCAAGACAACACCGAAGGCCACTACCTCTTCCTCTTCACCATCGAGCCCGAAACCCTCCCTCGCATGGGCACCATCTGGGCCTTTGATGCACAAGACGCTGAACTGCGCCTCAACGTGCTCGCCTCAGACGGCACCCTCTTCATGCCGGCCTCCGGTTAAACTTTGGCCATGGCAAAGAAGAGCACAAACGTAGAAATTGATGAGCGGGTCAACGCCGTTTACGACCTGCTTCTTCGTGCCTATAGCCGTACCCAAATCCTGCGATACGCGGCGGAGCAATGGGGAGTGGCCGAACGTACAGCCGAGACTTACATCCAACGCGCACGCCAGTTAATGCAACTGGATGCCGAACTTGAACGCCCTCAGTGGCTAGCAGCCGCAGTCGCTCGCCTCTACGACTACGAACGCCGCGCCTCAGAATCCAATCAGCTCGGTGTAGCCCTCAAGGCCTTGGAAGACCAAGCCAAGCTGCTCCGCTTTGAGATGTCCTGATGGCATCGCTCCTGGCTGGTATCTGCAAGCCCGAGCCCATCACGGCCTTTCTCAACGACCGCTCTACCCAGCCCGTAGAGCGCCTCTCCTTCTACGACTGGCTCAAGCAGGTCTCCCCCAACGACAACTGGGACTGGCCACACCTCGCCTACATCCGCACCTACCTCGACGCGATCACCGCCGGCAGCCTCAAACGATTGATCGTCACCGTGCCGCCGCGCCATGGCAAAAGCCACCAAGGCACAATCCGCTACCCGGTCTATCGCTTGGAGCAAGACCCCACGCAGCGCGTGGTGATCGCCGCCTATTCGCAGACGCTGGCCAACACCTTCAGTCGTCAAGCTCGGCGGATTGCTTCGCAGCGCTTTGAGATCAGCAGCGACCGCAAATCTGTGGAGCAATGGGAGACACCCGCTGGTGGTGGTCTTCGTGCCGTTGGTGTAGGTGCAGGGATCACAGGTTTAGGAAGTTCGCTGACCCTGATCGACGACCCAACTAAGAGCAGAGAGGAGGCTGAATCTGAGGCCTACCGCGAGCGCGTTTGGAACTGGTATCGAGACGATCTCTACACCCGCCTCGAACCCGGTGGTGCCGTGGTGCTCACCATGACGCGCTGGCATGAAGACGACCTAGCCGGCCGCATCCTCAACTCCGACGACGCGGACAGCTGGACCGTCGTCAACCTGCCCGCCATCGCGGAAGACAACGACCCTCTCGGCCGTGCCCCTGGCGCTGCGCTCTGCCCTGAGCGCTACGACCTCACCGCTCTGCAAGATCGCCGCCGCGTCCTAGGTGAATACGGCTTCAATGCCCTTTTTCAGCAGCGCCCCTCGCCCCCAGCCGGTGGCCTGTTCAAGCGCTCCTGGTGGCAGACCTACCGCGAGCTGCCCCAACTCGACCGCATCATCACCAGCTGGGATCTCACCTTCAAAGACGGCCCCAACACTGACTACGTGGTGGGCCTGGTGATCGGTCAGAAAGGAGCCAGCTTCTACATCCTCGATTGCATCCGCGACCGCCTCGACATCACCGAGACGATCCCCGCCATCGTCAACACCTTCAACCGCTACAAGCCTGTCGCCACGGTGGTGGAAGACAAGGCGAACGGCCCTGCCGTCATCGCCATGCTCAAGAGCAAGGTGGCCGGGCTGATCGCAGTCAACCCGCAAGGCGGGAAGTTCTCCCGCGCCTCAGCGATCTCCCCGATGATTGAGGCCGGCAACGTCTACCTGCCGGAGCGCAGCAGCTGGGCCTCGGCGCTGATCGAAGAGGCCGCTGCCTTCCCCAATGCCGCCCACGACGACCAAGTGGACGCGCTAAGCCAAGGCCTCTCGTGGCTGCGCAGCCGCCCCGCGATCAGCACCGCTGCCGCTGTCTCCTACGGGCAGGCCGCCGCATGGTGATGACCAAACCCCAGCGCCACAGACCTTGTGACGGTCAGCTGAGCCTTCCGCTCCTCTCCGATGGCCCCTGGCAGCCCGCACCACTGCCCACCGGCAAGCTGCCGCCGCGCAAGCCCAAGAGCACCCGCCCCAAGACCCTCCTCTACCGCGAAACCTGCCCGCGTCAGCGCCGCAAAGAAGAGCGCATGGTGCAGCAGCACATCCCCCTGCTCAAGCTGATCATCAAGCAGCAGCACCACAAGTACAAGTGCATTGAGATCGAAGACCTTTACAGCCTTGGCCTGATCGGCCTGCTCAAGGCCGTGCGCAAATACGACGCCGCCACCGGCTTCAAGTTCTCCACCATCGCCCTGCCCTTCATCCTCGGCGAGTGGCGCCACTACATCCGCGACCACAACTTCTGGCTCAAGGCCCCCGGTGCGGTGCGCCAGCGCGGGATGCACGCCAGGCGCCTGCTGGAGCGCGGCGAGACCATGGCGCAGGTGTGCGAGAAGCTCGGCATCAGCGCCGAGGAGCTGAAGCTGGACCTCCGCGCCACCGCCGGGATGGGGCATGAACTCGGCGGCTTTGAGCTGCATTCCGCCGACGATCAGATGGATGCTGGCTGGCTCTAGCGCAAGGACTTGCATTAGCTAGCCTAAGTGGTATAGTGGTGATGTGAACGGGAAACGGCAGCGACAGCGCCACCCAATCACCAGACATGGGGCGGACAGCACGCACCCCGCCGGCTTGACCGGCACGAGGAGCGGCTCGGGGAACAGAACACACGACCCGTAGCAATCGAGTTCAACAGGGCCTGACTAAGCCCGCACCGCCGGTTGGCCCGGCACCCCCTTCCCCTGCGTTGAGCGCCCAAAGCGGCTGCTCCGCACCTTGCATCCACTTCAGCCATGACCATTACCTGCCTCGCGGCCTGGTGCCTCGCCCTGCTGCTGCTCCCTCTGATCGTGATCCTCTGGGCCACCGAATCCCGCAGCCAACGCATTCACCGTCTCCGCCGCCAAGGCTGGTCGCAGCAACGCATCGCCTCTCACCTACAGATCTCTCGCTATCAAGTGCGCCTAGCCCTTTCTTAATCACCGGCAATTTCAGGCACGGAAGAAAACCACATGGATGGACGGCAGGCCTGCCATTGACGGCGATCTCTTTGATGCGCCCAACCTGCCGACCTGGAAGCATCCGGTCCTGCGGGACATTGAGCCCGATCTGCAGCTCTTAGGTGACTGCTGGCTGGGCCTGCGCGGTAGTGAAGCCACCTACCTGCCGCAGGAAACCAAGGAGCCCGACCGCGCCTATCGCAACCGCTTGGCCAGGGCCACCTACGTGCCCAGCTTCCGCAAGGCCATTGAGGCCATGAGCGGGATCCTCTCGCAGTTCACCCTCTCCGACCTGCCCGCCTCGCTGGAGCAGCAGCTGGAGGATGTCGATCAGCTAGGCAACAACCTGACGGCCTTCATGGCCATGGCCGACAGCCTCGCCATGCGCGATGGCGGTTGCGCCGTCATGGTGGAAATGCCGCAGCAGGTCGCGGTGGAATCCGAAGCCGACCGCTTGGCCTTTGGCCGTCAGCCCTATCTGGTGCTGCTGGAGCGCCGCAACATCCTCAACTGGAAGACTGAATACATCGCCGGTCAAGAGCAGCTGGTGCAGGCCACGCTGCTCGAATGGCGTGAAGTGGAAGCCGGCAGCTTTGGCTTCACCGTGGAGCCGTTCTTCCGCGTGCTCACCCCTGGTGCCTTCCAGGTGTATGCGCTGAACAAACAGCTCGGTGCCACCACCAAGCTGCAGCTGGTGGAGGAAGGCTTCACCAGCCTGAGCGAGGTGCCGCTGGTTTGGTACAGCCCGCAGCCGCAGCGCTGGGGGCATGGCCTGCCACCCTTCCGGGAGCTGGCGCTGCTCACCCTGCAGCACTACCGCAGCCGCTCCGATCTCAACGAGCTGCTGCACCGCTGCGCCCTGCCGGTGCCGGTGCGCCGTGGTGCGCTGTTGATGGATGGCCAGACCCCACCACCGCTGGTGATCGGCCCGAACAGCGTCGTCGATGTGCCCGTTGATGGGGACTTCCGCTTCGCGGAACCCTCCGGCAGCAGCCTGCAGCAGCAGCAGGAACACCTGCGCCACATTGAGCAGCTGATCAATAACGAGACGCTGGCGTTCATGAGCGGCCAGGAGGCCGTCACTGCCACCCAAGCCAGGTTGCAGGCCGGTCAGGTGCAAAGCGGCCTGGCATTGGCCGGGATGCAGAAGGCCAGCCTGTTTGAGCAGCTGCAATTCCTCTGGTGCGCGTACACCAACGACGAACCCACCGGCACGCTGCAGATCGCTGCACAAGCATTGGAGTCGCGGCTCGAACCGCAGCAGGTGGCGCAGATCCAGAGCCTCGCTGATGGCGGCTACATCAGCAAAGAGACCACCCTCGAACTGCTCCAGCGCGGCGGAGTCCTGCCCATTGACTTCGATGTGGAAGCCGAGGTGCTTGGCCTCGACGGCAGCGATCAACAGCAACTGCAGGCGCAGCTGGAGCGGGATCGCCTACTGCTGGAGCAGAACGTCATGCTGCCCCCGCAGGCCCTGCAGCCCGGTAGCTGATGCAGGCCGCCGACAGCTGGGAGCAGCTCAGCGATGCCCTACTCGGCCCGTTTGAGCAGGACATCATCGACGGCCTCACCGGCGCCTATCGCGCCCTGGAGCCGCGCATCGAAGTCGCCTACAAGCGGGCCTTAGAAGGCGCTGGTGATTTCCCCCTGCAGCGGTTGCTGATTCTCAGGCAGCAGCTGGAGCAGGAGCTGCAGACCATGACGCTGCCACCGCAACTGCGGCAGACGGTCAATCAGGCCCTGCTGGATGGACAAAAGGCCGCCGACTTCTGGGCACTGGCTGAACTGAACAAGGTCAAGCAAGAAGCCAGCAAGCTCACACCCGATCAGGCCGCTGCCGTCTTCGCCGATGCCGTCACCGATCCCACCAACATCCTCTCGCCGGGGATGGTGCAGCAGAACCCCACGGCCTTGATCGCCGCCGCCCAACGGCAGAACGCCCTGGCCAGCTACGCCGCAGGCGGTAAGGGCACGCAAGCCTTCGCCACCTTGAACCGCCTGGTGGATGTGGATCTACGCGGCCGCATCATCGGCGGCGTGGAGTTTCACCTGGCCTCTGGTGATAGCTGGCGGCAGCTGCGCAAGACACTGCAGAACAGCGTGGAGCTAAGCAAGAGCCGCGCTCAAACCGTCGCTCGCACCGAGATGGCAGCGGCCATGGTGGAAGGCAGCAAGCTGCGCTACGAGGCTGAAGGCATTGATCAGGTGCAATGGCAGGCGGTGGGCAGCAGCCGCACCTGCGGCTATTGCGCCCCCAGGCACGGCAAGGTGTATCGCCTCGGGGATGTGGTGGCGCCAGCGCACCCGAATTGCCGCTGCACGGTCACCCCTTGGGATCCCGAATGGGAAGAGCTGGGGCTGATTGATCCGCAGGAGGAGGCCAAGGCACGGGCTGAGGTGCTGGCCGATCTGGAGGCCGCCGGCAAGAAGCCGATCAGTGGGCCGACGCCGTTTGAGAAGAGCTTGGGCATGGAGCAGGCACCGGAGGCGCTGTGGACCCCTCCACGGGTAGGCGAGCAGCCTTCATCAACAGCACCATCACGAGCACGGTCGCCGCTTGCATTTGCGCGTGAACATCAGTTCATGAACGACAAGGCCAAGCTCAGGCCTGAGCAGGTGTCAGAATCTTTAGCTGTGCTTGCGGAAGGCGATTCACTATCCGCACGGAATATGCGCGCAATGCTGGAGTTCCAGCAACAAAAGAACATCTCAACAGTCTGGTCAAACGGTCGCGAGAAAGTTGTTGGATCTGATTTTGATCACTGGAAAGATTCGGTCTTGATTGAAAGCCTGCGGGACGGCATCGCTCGTGGAGGCAAAGGCGAGGGCATCATTCGTGAAATCGCAAACGACCTAGACAAAGGCCAAGTCAGTCCTTTTCTGGGCAAGCTTGGCAAGGTTAGTTCTGGAGCTGATGGCCACACCGTTGAAGCGGGTGGGTTTATTGCCTTAAAGCACGGAAGCCATCAGGTGCCAGTGGGGGCCAAAGAAGCAATCCGCATCCGCGAAGCAGTCGTCAGCAGCGTTGAAGCAGCAGCTATGGGCAGGCCCAAGCAAGTCGCTTACGCTGATCTATGGGACAAAACAGGAAAAACGACGTGGAAATCAAAAGAGGGATGGGCTGTTACCTACGTTCACGAGATGGGACATCAGGTCCACTTCGCGGCTGGCACTCCTGGCATGAATGCCTATTTGCCCGAGGATTTACGAAAGCAGGCTGTCGGCAATGGACCGGCTGCCATTGAAGCGATAAGTAAGCTTCGCCAGATGGAATGGAAGCCATCAACCTACGGAACAACAAACGGTCTAGAGCGATTTGCCGAGACATTTGTGCAATATGTCTTTGCTCCTGAAGAATTGAAGAAGGCCAGCCCGGCTGCCTACGCCTGGGTTGAAGGGACTCTTATGGAGGCAATGAAATGAACCTTGAGCAGGCCGTTGAGCTTGTCGGGCGTTGGCCCCTGGACAAGTCAGTTCCAATGCAGCTTTCTAGTGCTATCCAGTCAGCGACAGGCAGAGAGCAGGCCGAAATCGCTTTGCTGGTGGAGGCGCTGGTGGTCGCCGCCGAGACGCCTGAAGACTTTGCTTTGCTGCAGGAATACTTCGACTAAGAATAAATCTGGGGGCAAATTATTAAAAACAATTCGCCATGGCCTGGGTTTCCACTGACCGCGAAGCAATCCGCCGCCACCTCGCCATCCCGGCCACCAACATCGCCCTTGATCACCTCGACGTGTTGATGGCTGAGGCCTCTGCCGCGTCGATCACCACCAGCCAGAGCGCCATCGGCAAGCTCAACACCCTCGAAACCAGCTTTGAAGCCAAGGCTTCCGAAGACCTCGGCCTGATCCGCGCCGACGTTCTCGAATGGCAGCCCGGCAATCCAGAGGCCAAGCTCGCCGGCATCCGCACCCAACAGGCCTACTGGCGTGAGCAGCTGTCGCTCGCCATCGGCTACGACGGCCGCTTCTCCAACCTCTACGCCAAGGCCGGCGGGCAAGCGGAGCTGCTGCGCTCCTGATTGGCAATTTCAGGCAGACCGCTTTAGGAGCGACCACCTTGGCCTTTATGTCCGCCATCGGTTACCGCCTGTGGATGGCGGATGCCGCCTCCGCCGATGACACCCACCCCACCAGCAGCACCGGCCTGACTGAGATCCTCAATCTCACCAACGCCGGCATTGAAGGCACCACTGAAACCCAGACGGTGACCGATTACGGCACCACCGGAGGCTTCCAGAAGGCTGTGGCGACTTCGCAGAGCTACAGCATCCCCATGACCATGAACCTGGACACCGTGGATGCGGGGTACAAGCTCCTGAAGGACGCTGCTCTGGATGCTCCGACCGGGCAATACGTGAAGTGGTATCGGGAATCGCCTGACCCTGGCGCTTCCGTGGCCACCGTGGAGAAGCACAGCGGCATCGGAATCATCACCGACTTCTCTGAGTCGATTGAGGCTGGCGGTATCGCCACCGTGAGCTTCACCCTTCAGGGTTACGGCTCCTACACCTACACCGAAGCCACTGCACCCACCCCCTGAGGTAGCTGATGGCGAGCCCGCTGGATGCCTACAGCAACGGGGAGCTGACTGTTCAGCTCCCTGCAGCGGGCACCACCACCGACCCCTACACCGGCAACGTGGTGGCCAACACAACGGCCACCACTTACCGCGTCTTTGTCAAAGAGATCGGCGCCACCATCGGCCAGAACTTCGCTGGCGTGGATGTCCGCACCTCACGCTTTGAGGGATACGTCACCGACCCACAGCTGCTGGATGACGCGGTGCTGGAAGGCATGACCGGCAGCCTGGAGATTGACGACGGCAGCACCTACGACGTGACACTGGTGGCGTTGCGCAGCGCCTACGGCCGTGGCGGCATCGGTGCGCTGCTGGAGGCCAACGTCGGCCATGTGGTGGTGCTGGATGCGGTGCGGCAGGAGTGAGCCATGAAGGTCACTGTTCAATTCGACTCTTCAGACATTGAACAGCGTCTTGAGCGTGCTTGGGAAAAGTTCAGCCAGCGCCTAGAAGCCCAGTTCACTAAAGAGATCGGCACCAAGCAATTCACCTGGCCGACGCAATACAAGACCACACGCGGAAGCTACAACCGCAAGGGCAAAGGCCGCGAAAGCGTCGGTAGCCCCAGGGACATCATTGATAGCGGTGCCCTTCGGCAAAGCATTCAGCGGACTCAGATCGGCCCATTTGTCTATCGCTACAGCTGGAACGTGGATTATTCCGTCTACGTGCTGAAGGGTTACCGCACCAGCGCGGGCAACCAGATGCCGCCACGGGATTGGATCACGCCAGCACTGGCCAAGCTTCCTCCTTTGGTGACATTGCAGAAGTTGATGCCATAAGGGCAACTTCACGTCACAGGCCTTGCAAGCGTGGCGGAGTCAATTGGGCGGGCGGTCTTTGACCTAGAGCTGAATGACGGCGCCTTTCGTGCTGGACTCCGGCAAAGCCAAGAAAGCATCAAGACCTTTACCGATTCATCCGGTCGGTTGCGGGATGAGTTTGGGCGATATGTCAAGCAGCAGGATGCTGCAAATGCTTCGCTTGGTGGATTCAATCAGCAGCTGGGTGCAGCCAGTGGCATCAAGGGACTAACCAGTCAGATCGGCTCACTTGTCGCGCAGCTCGGAACGCTTGCTGTGGCAGCGCAAGCTTTCAATCAAATCAAGCAGGCCGATGATGCGGCCGCTGCCGTGCGCACACTTGGTGTTGATGCGGTTGCTCTCAATGACAATCTCAAGCTGGTCAGCGCTGGCTTAAAAGCCAACATCTCAACCGTTGAGCTGACCAAGGCTGCCTATGACGTGGCATCTGCAGGGTTTGCCAGTGCTGCTGATGCGACCGACATCCTTAAGGCGTCTGCGCTTGGTGCTAAGGGCGGCTTCTCCAGTATTCAAGTGGTCGCCGATGGTGCCACCTCTGTGCTCAATGCCTACGGCCTCAGTGCCAAAGAAGCGACCAAGATCATTGATGGGTTCATCACGACCCAAAACGACGGCAAGATCGTTGTTGGGCAATACGCAGACCGAATCGGTACGATTGCGCCGATTGCGGCGGCAGCCGGCGTCAGCATTGAAGAGCTGAATGCAGCTATTTCAGCTGCGACAGCTCAGGGTGTTCCTGTTGAGGCCACGTTTGCCGGCTTGCGGCAGGTGATCAGCAGCATCGTCAAACCAACGCAGGAGGCCAGCGAGCTGGCTCAGCGCTTAGGTCTGCAATTCAATGGAGCAAGCCTCCAAGCCAAAGGCCTTGGCGCCTTTCTGCAAGAGGTGGCAGCTGCAACCAAGGGCAGTGCAACCGCGAACAGTGTTTTGTTTGGCTCGGTTGAGGCGTTGACAGCGGTCCAGCCATTGCTGAACGATCAGCTTGCAACCTACAACAAGTTTCTGGACAACCAGAAGTCCAGCGCTGGAGCAGCAGCAGCAGCAGCAGACATTACAAGCAAAACAATCAGCAGTGGCGTTGAAGCGATTGGCAATGCGTTTAGCAATCTGGTCACTAGCAGCAACTTCTCATCCATCGGCGTCTCGTTGTCTGGGATTGCTGAGGCAATCAACGGCATTAGCTTGACACCAGCGCAGCAAGAGCTGACGGCGCTTGAGTCAAGCATCAAGACCATTCAAACAGAAATAGATCGGCAAAAAGAATATGGCCTTGATACTAGCTTGGCCGAGAAGAGACTGAAGGAACTGGAAAAGCGTGCCAATGTTGTCCGTAGTGTGATTGGTCAGCAGACGAATGTTGAGTCACTTAAGGGAGAGGCCATTGCCCTTGGAGAGCAGGCAGAGGCTCTCAAGCGAGCTGGTTTAAGTGGTGAACAACTAAACTCACAGCTTGGCGCGATTGCCAACGAAGTCGCCGCCCTAGAGGGCCGTGACATCTCGTTCAATCTCCCCAATGGCACCC